CCCACCATATTTTATCAGAAAGAACCGCCCTCATAGCTGGTCTGTGCTTAAACTTGTGGAGGACGGCCCCAACGGCGAGATGTGGTATAATTATATCTGCCCGGCCGCCGCTGATTGCACTACGCGCCGTGAGGCCATTGAATGGATGATGGCAGATGTCGAAAATCGGCGGCCGGTATTTAAGTCTGAATGGGACCCGGGCTCCCCTGAATATTACTACGACTTTCAAGGGCGCCTTATAGAGGTGCGAAGGCGAGATCGAGCGCCGGTTGTAGACCCGTTTAATGGTCAGCCCGCGAGGCCATTCAAGCCAACACCTCGCTGCCGTAATTAATACACCCTCCCCAAGGGCCAGCCTCTGTGAATAACAGACCGTCGAGCGTAGCAATGGAGGCTCGACAGTCAGGTGGCACCCACCGCCAAACAGCAGATGTTCGTCAAAGAGTACCTCGTGGACCTGAACGCCACGCAGGCCGCGATCCGTGCTGGGTATAGTGCCAAGACTGCCGGACAGATCGGCGACGAAATCCTTAAAAAACCTGAAATCGCAGCAGCCGTCCAAGCTGGAATGGACGCTCGCTCACAGCGCACCGAGATTACGGCCGACTACGTGCTCTCCGGCATTCAGGAAATCGCAGAGCGCTGCCTCCAGCGTGTCCCGGTCATGGAAGGACGAGGTGAGGATCGCAAGCAAGCAACCGATGAGGAGGGCCGCCACGTCTGGGCCTTCGACGCCGCCGGGGCGAACAAAGCGTTCGAAAACCTCGGCAAGCACCTGAAGCTCTTCACAGACAAGCTGGAGCATTCCGGTGGCGTTACCGTGATGGTCAACAAGCCGTGACCGTCGTCAACATCCCGAATGAATGGAAGCCGCGCGACTATCAGGAGCCGCTGTGGCGCTACCTGCATGGCGGCGGACGCCGCGCTATCGCCATATGGCCTCGCAGGCACGGCAAGGACGACCTGTCGCTGCATTACGCCGCCTGTGCCGCCCATGAGCGCGTCGGCGTGTACTGGCACCTTCTCCCGCAGCACAACCAGGCTCGCAAGGCAATCTGGGACGCCGTGAACCCGCGAACGGGCCGCCGACGCATCGACGACGCCTTCCCGCACGCTTTGCGCGAGACGACGCGCGATCAGGACATGCTGATCCGGTTCAAGTGCGGCTCGACGTGGCAAGCAATCGGCTCGGACAACTACGACGCACTGGTTGGCACGCCGCCGATCGGCGTAGTGTTCTCCGAATGGGCGCTGTCCGACCCGCAGGCATGGTCCTTGATCCGCCCGATCCTCGCCGAGAACGGCGGGTGGGCGATCTTCATCACGACGCCGCGCGGCCGCAACCACGCCTACCGCATGTTCGAGATGGCGCGCGAGTCCAACGAATGGTTCTGCGAGCGGCTGACGGCGCTCGACACCGGTGTATTCAGCGACGACGTGCTCGAAAACGAGCGCCGCGAACTCATTCAGGAGCGCGGTGAAGGCGACGGCGAGGCGATATTCGATCAGGAGTACATGACCTCATGGTCGGCGGCACTCCCGGGCGCTTACTACGCCCGAACGATCGACAAGCTGGAGCGCGACGGGGCCATTACGCGCGTACCGCACAATCCATCGCGGCAGGTCCACACAGCTTGGGATATCGGCGGCTCGGATCAGACCGTCATTTGGTTCGTGCAGTGGACCGGCGCCGCGTGGGCTGTGATTGACTACCTCGCCAGCAACGGACGCGGCCCCGACTACTATGTGCACGAACTGCGCGATGGGCACCGCAAAGCCTACGTCTACGGCGAGCACCTCGTTCCGCATGACGCAGGGCACGTCCAGAAGGGCCTGCCGAACGCCGCGACCTACGCGGAGACGCTCCGCGACCTTGGGCTTGAGAATGTGCGCGTGGTGCCCCGCACGGGCAGCGTGGCGAACGATATCAACGAAGTCCGCAAGTTGATCCCGCTTTGCATGTTCGACGCCGAGAAGTGCGCGCAGGGGCTGGATGCGCTGCGTTCGTACCGTCGCGAGTGGAACGAGAAGCTCCGCGCCTACAACGATCGGCCTCTACACGATTGGGCGAGCGACCCGGCCGACGCCTTCCGCACCTTCGCGATGGGAAAACCCAGAGAGCGCGACCTCGCGAACGACAATTGGGACGACGACTGGCTCGAAGACGGCCGCAGCAACGTGACGGGGTATTAGGGATGGCTGAAACCGCAATCATTCTCGAAGAGGAGGAAGCCCCCGCCGAAACGGGTCCGCTGACGCTTCAGGACATCCTCGAAGCCGACAACGTCGCCGACCATCTCGACGACGCCAAGCTGCTTGAGATCGGCACGAAAGCCGTATCCGAGTACGAGATCGACGAGGCGAGCCGCAAGGACTGGAAGGCGCGCTACGACCGGGCCATGAAAATCGCCATGCAGGTGCGCGAGGCGAAGAACACTCCGTGGCCTAATGCGTCGAACGTCAAGTATCCGCTTGTTGCCGTGGCCGCGATCCAGTTCCAGGCTCGCGCTTACCCAGCGATCGTGGACGGCTCGAATCTGGTCAAGGGCCGCGTGATCGGCCCCGATCCTGATGGACAGAAGCAGAACCGGGCCGACCGCGTCGGGCGCCACATGTCGTGGCAGCTCCTGTTCAAGATGCCGGGATGGGAGGATGACACCGACCGCCTTCTGCTGATGCTGCCGATCGTCGGCTGCGTGTTCCGCAAGACGTATTACGACAAGATCGCGGGCACGAACTGCTCAACGATGATCCCCGCCGATGATTTCGTAGTGAGCTATTGGGCCAAGTCGCTCGAATCGACGCCGCGCTACACGCACATCCTGCGTTACTACCCATACGAAGTCCGCGAACGCATCCGAGCCGGCATCTGGCGCGAAGTCCCGCTCGATAACGACGACAAGACGAACGACGAGGACAGCTACGGCGAGTACCTCGAACAGTTCCGGCTCATCGACCTCGACGAGGACGGATACCCAGAACCTTACGTCGTCACGCTGACCAAGGAAGGCGCCGTCGCGCGCATCGTGCCGTGCTTCGATGAATCGGGCGTCATCATCGGTCCTGACGGCGCCGTCGCACGCATCGAGCGCAAGCAGTATGTCGTCAAGTACGGCTTCATCCCGTCGCCGGACGGGGCTTTCTACGACATCGGCTTCGGCACGATCCTTGAAGACCTGAACGCAGCGATCGACACGACCATAAACCAGATGCTCGATGCTGGCGCGCTCCAGAACACGCAGGGCGGATTTGTCGGTTCTGGCATCAACATCAAATCCGGCGCGACGCGCTTCAAGCAGGGCGAATGGAAGCGTGTCGATGTCACCGGCGGCACGCTGCGCGACAACATTTTCCCGCTCGCGCTCAACGGGCCGTCTTCCGTGCTGTTCAGCCTGCTCCAGATGCTGATTCAGGCCGCGAAGGACATCACGGCGACGCAGGACATTATGACGGGCGGTGCGCCGACCGCGAACACGCCAGCGACGACGACGCTTGCCCAGATCGAACAGGGCATGAAGGTCATGTCCGCGATCTTCAAGCGCATCCACCGCTCGTTCCGCGATGAACTCAAAATCCTTTTCGACCTCAACCGCATGTTTCTGGATGAGGAAGAGTATTTCAACCTCAACGATCAGACCGGTGCCGTTGGCCGCGACGATTATCAGGAAAGAGACCTCGACGTAATACCGGTGTCCGACCCGACGATGGTCAGTGACATTCAGAAAATGGCGCGGGCGCAGTACCTCATGCAGTTCTTCGGCAATCCGATGGTCAATCAGCAGGTCGTGCTTCGCCGTGCGCTTGAGGCTGGCGGCATTCCTGACGTCGGCGAACTCCTGAACGTCGAACCGCCGCCACCCGATCCGAAGCTGCTTCTCGACGGCATGAAGCAGCAGAACGAACGCGAGAGGACGCAGAGCGACATAAAGGTCAACGAGGCCGACATTCGCGCCAAGGACGCTCAGACGGCGGCCTCCCTTGCTCAAACGGCGCTCAACATCGCGCAGTTCGCCGTCGCAACCGGCGAGGTGGAGATGATGAAGTTCGCGCAGGACTTGGCGACGATCGGCAGCGATCTGGCACGGCAGGTGGCCGAAGAAACGGCCGAGGAAGGAATGGAAGGGAACGAGGATGAATTTGCTGACGAACAGGGAGGAGTTCAGCCGCTGGTGGGACCATCCGGGGACGGAGGCATTCCGGGCCTACCTGAAGGACTACCGGGCGACGATGGCGGAGAAATGGGCCTCGGGGGTGCCGATGACCTCGGAGGACCAGGTGGGGGCGGCATTGATGGGGCAACTGACGGAGTTGTCCTCTGACGACATCGCGGGATTTTACGGAGTGGAGAGAGAGGCAGAATGAACACCAGCGGATATACGCCGCTTGATACGGCGATCCTGATTTACCCTGACCCCGTCGAGGAAGTCTCGAAGGGTGGCATCATCATGCCGGACAAGGTGAAGGAGCGCGACATGTACGCGCAGACCCGTGCGACACTCGTTGCCGTTGGCGACAATGCTTTCGCGGATTGGGGTGGCAATGCCGCGAAGCCGAAGCCCGGCGACCGGGTCGTCATGGAGCAATACGCCGGGAAGCTCCACAAGGGCCGCGACGGCGCCGACTATCGCATTTGCCGGGACGTTGACGTTCTGGCGCTGCTGGAGATGGAAGCATGAACACCGAACAGCTCGAACAGCTGTCTCTTAT